CGGCAGCGGCGCTGACGGTGACTGTGTCTGATGTGAAACGGATCATGCGATTTGCTCCTGTGTGTTTTCTTCTGGTACTCGTGCGTCTTCTTGAGCCATGGAGGTCTCTTCAAATTCGCCGATGAAGTCGTCCACGTCAAACTCTACGAAGGTCCCGCGTGGGAGGATTGCGTCAGAGGACAGCGTCGATGCGATGCACTCTGCGTAGATCTTGGTGCCAAATGTCCAGAGGTCAATGCGTGACTCTCGGCTGTTGGTGTAGGCGTAGGCACCTGTGGAAACGCCGAGCAAGTACGGCGGGCAATTGCACAGTCGTGAGATGTCGAGAGCGCTGTAGTTGGCTGACTCAATAAGAAGCATCTTGTCCGGTGTTGCAGAGGTCGGCTCGTAAGAAAGAAACTCGTTTAGTGCTGCGGTCTGGTTGGTTGCTCGAGCAGCGTTGAAAGCAGCTGCAAGGTCGGCAAGTTCTTGGGCGCTGAGGGGCTCGCCTCCGGTCTGACGAAGGATGCCCGACGGAATCGCCGAGGCCGCATTGCGGTAGCGACTGTCTTCAACCTTGAGCGCTGTAGCAATGGTCTGCTCACCTTGGTAGATGATGCCTTGAACGGGGCTGATGAACTGGACAAGATCTTTAGGGTCAAGCATTGATCCGTTGAAGTAAACCTCGTTAGACGGGGCAAACCATACAGGTCCGACTTGGTCGGTGGTAGTGATAGATCCTGCGGGCAAGCGTGTAAACGATGCGGGGTATCCGTCTTGTGTCCTGCTGGAAATCCACCAGAACGCACGGCCAAAGAAGAAAAGGTCGTCAAGCGTCCAAGCCATAAGGGTCTCATACGGGATAGCAGGATCTGGGCGACGCAACCAAGAACGTGGCGCAAGGTCTGTCTCTTCCATTTCGCGTGTCTGCTCATTCCATGACTCGCGGTACATCTTTAGTCGCATAGCGCTGATGACGCTGGCATGAAGATCACGAGCACGGGAAACCGCTGCAACTTGCATCGCGCGATTACGCGCCTCGCCTTCTTGGTACGTGTAGTACTGGCCAATCATCGCCGAGCTTGCGCTGTTGGATGAGTATCCACCAACGGCAGCAGCTGCCTTTTGCACGGGCGGTGGGCTGATCTGTGCTTTGGTTTCACCCCTAGTGAATAAACCCATGATGACCTTTCGAAAGGGTGGCCACCACGCCCGACGCGTGGCGGTCACTTAGTGAGAGCATACGCTACTAAGAGACCACGAGCATGGGCTTCTGACGGTTAGTCGGTTTACTCACCAGCGAGATTGCAAACACCGCAACACGTGCAAGCTCGATGGGTCCTGGACTTTTCTGCGATGAGAGCACGGCTCCTTGGGCAGTCTTGACCATAACGGCGCGCCCGAGATGCTCAGCCAGTGCGGTCGACCCAGTGTGTGCAACCTTGTCCTCAAGGATCATCTTTTGCACAAGGGTGGTGTAGCGCAGCAGCTCACCGTATCCAACGACGCTGTACCGGCGAGAGTATTGCGTTGGCATGTGAATCTCAAGCGTTGGTGTAATCGCAAGGGTGGTGGACTTGTCCTGCATGACGCGGTCAATCTGTCGCCACATTTCGTCTTCTGTGTCAACCACAAATTCGACATGCACAATGGTCTTGTGATCCATCTGCACAGCGCGGACACCGACATAGCGAGCCTCCGAGATAGAGCTGTCAACGGCAAGCACACCGCCCGCTGGCATCTCAAGATTGGTATGGCATTTGCTCCAATCGCCAATGTCCCAAGCGCCACGGCTCGAGACCCACTGGTTGAGGTGGGCACGTTGGAAGTAATCCTTCTTGGACGCTGCACGGAGAGCCTTCATTGTGATCGTGGTGCCCAGCGCTGGGTTAGCCCACCGGTAGAACTCCTCGCCCTTAGCCTCAGGGGGCATGCTCCACTCAGCGAAATAAAGACCGTTGTTTTCGCCACGGTCAATGTCGCGTAAACCCTGCTCACGGATCTGCTGCATAAAGAGTGAGTCCGCATCTCCAGCCGTCGACCACATAGACAACAGGGGGTTACTTTTAGCAATCATGGTCGGACGGATGGCCTGATCCATAACCTCGCCGGCGATGTCGAAGATTTCGTCTGCCACCACGAGATCGTAAGAGCCACCGTGCAGGCGAGTTGATGCAGCTCTGACTTCCCACTTGGAGCCGTCTGGCATTGTGACTGACTTACGACCGAGGGCTTGCATCTGCTTAGCGCCGAAATGCTCAACAAGAATCGGGGCGACGGTGGCGTGGATTGCCTCGGCGCGGTCCAACATGTTTGCTGTGCTTAGCACGTTTACCTTGCGCCCCCAAGGATGAGTTAAGAACCAGCCGATAAGAGCTGACAAGGCAAGTGACTTCCCGTTCTGTCGAGCGGTGCTGACCAACGCTTCACGATGCACAAAGTCGCCGGCATCATCCGTTTCGAGTTGCTTTGTAAGACAGTGCAACTGCCACGGCATGAGCTCGGTCTGCATGAACTTCGACGCCCACTCTGCAACTAGGGGCCCATAACTCCAGCCCCCCAAGCTGATCGTTTCCAGTCTGGGCAATGTGCGGCCAGTCTCGATGTCTCCGTTTACCTCGTCCGTGTTTCCAGCCAGTTCGGGCTGTTTACCGTCGAAAAAGAGACGATTGATTGGGGCCGGGGTCAGTGGGTCTGTGGAAAAAAATGCTGCGGTTGGTGATTCATTTCTTTCGGGGGCTGGGTCGGCGCGGCGGGCTGTGTTTACTGCTTGGTTTCTGCCGGCGATTTTTTGGTGGTTGGCTCGTGCTTGGTCGAGGGACCCGCGTCTGCTGTTGCATCTGGAGTGTGCGGGCTGAAGGTTTGAGAGGCTGTGGTCGCCTCCTGCCATGAGGGGGATGATGTGATCTGCTGTCCACTTCTGTCCAGCGATGTCGCCGTGTCCACAGATGGCGCAGGTGAGTTGTGTGCCGGCGAGGATTATCTTGCGGTTGCGTTGGTATTCGGGGTGTGAGTATGGCGATGGCATGTGTTGTTCTCCTACCGCCCTTGCGCTTCGCGCTGCGGTTGGTTCCATGTTATGCAGATAGTGGTCTCGGTGCTTGCCCCCCACACTTCGAGCAAGTAGCTCAGGCTGCCGGATGTTCTAACAACACCAGTGGACGGACACCATACGGATTTGTGACGTTTCGACGCTGCACTCCCCAGCTCATAGGCAGGGAGCTCTACCCACGCTTTCCGTGTGTGTTTACCAGCACAGTGCAATCCCGTACGTGGCCGTGGTTGTATTCAGTTAGGGGGTGAGGGGTGAGCCGTTCGCGACAGGTTTACTGCCCGTGAAATGAATGCTCGCACTCACCCCTCGAGGGGTTTAAGCCCAGAGAGTCTGGCGGCGATTGCCGTCAAATCTCTAGGGCGCCAAATGTACACCTCTGCACCGTTGCGCTCGAGAGTGTTGAGAATTTGTTGCTGGAGCGGTGAGACCTTGCCTGAGGCGGTCTTCAGCTCGGCATAGATGATGCCTCGCCCGTTCTGTGAGATGAGGGTTAGATCTGGCATGCCGGCGAGACCGCCTGTGCCCCAGTTGTTTGCTAGAGCGTTTTTGTTGTTGTAGCGCATTGGTGGCACATGATGCGCTAACCAGCCGTACATCTTGCACAGCTGCAACACGTGATCTTGAAAGATGCGCTCAGTCATGTCCATGTTTCAGACCCCTAATGATCTCAAGTTTCGCTATAAGACTTATGGCTTCCCCATAGGGCATGCCTTTACACCACACAGGGTCTATGCCGGCAATAATGCACAAAGACCAAATGCGTTTACATTGCTTAAAGGTTGCCTTGCCCGTCTCTGCATGAAAGTCGTGCTCAATGATGCGACTAACTTTGTCCATTAGTGCGCTCCCATGCCCAGTGCAGCGCGTGTGATTCGTAGCGCTTGTACATGTCGGCGGTGCCTAGAAGGTCTTTGATTTCGCCGGCGAGGATGTTGGCTGTGCCTTCCCAACGGGCTCGGGCTTCGAGAGCCATTGCGAGCTGTTGTTTGAGGTTGTTCATTTCGACTGCGTGTGCTGATGATTCCAAGATGCCCCCTAGATGTGTTTACGGGCGAGCCATGCGCCCAGCACCATCATTAGAAACGAGTGCGACAGGAAATAGAAGAACTCAACCATTAACTGATTTTTCTAGTTCAGTTTTGATGGCCTTATGCAGCTCAATAACCGCTAAGGCCTTGTCTGTGTTTTCCATTGCTTGCTGGGCGGTCGCCTGCCAGAAACGCACTTGATCCTGTAGATCGTTGACTTGCAAGATCAGGTCTGCAATGTAATCGCGCATCGTTCCATTGTCCATCAGAAGGGCTCCTCAGGGGTGTCGTAATCGTGTGGCGGTGCTGGTTGCTCGCCAGCCTCTAGACGCTTGAGCTCGTCAATGTAGGCCGATGCTTGGCGCTTAGTCATGCCGTCAAGGTTGACCGGTGGAGTCTTGCCTAGTGACTTGCATACGGCGCGGATCATGTTGCGCTGCTTATCGCTGGCAAGGTCGCCGTTCTCGGTAATCGTGGTAGCCCCAGAGACCCGCTGGACCTTCTGCATCTCTTCTCGAGACGGACGCTTGGTGTGGTCAGAGGTCGGTGCGTATGACTCGCACATGCGGCCGAGCGAAGATGTCTCGCAGTTCTCCACGTGGGATGTTTTGTTTACGTTGCCTTGACCACGCACTTCCTCAGCATGTCCAGTGGCCATGAGTTGCTCTCCAATCCACAGTTCTGCACGGAATACGCAAACATCAGATCCAGGCTGCGACAGCATGACTGTGACAACGCGAGGCTCAAGGTCTCGAGCCCTAAGGGTCTCTAACAGACGTGAGAGCCTGACGGCAACGGGCTCATAATCTTCCAGACTCATGGCAAGTCCTCCCAAGGATTTTTAACTTTAAACACGACGGTTTCGCCGTATGACTCAAATGCTGTCGCCTCGGTACGTGCCCCCAACGATGGGTGCCACGTGTTTACAATGTCGGACAGTTCGAGGATTCGTGCAGCTGCTTCATAGAGCCATTTAGCGCCGACAGCATCACCAGAAAGGTGACGATCTGTGGCGAGGTTCTTTAGGCGCTGGGCTAGTGCATCATCACTGAACGACATGTGCAGCGGCTTTCTTGGCGTCGCGCTTGGCTTTAGCTTCAGCCTTTTTACGGATGACTTCGAGGGACTTAGCGCCGTCAGCCACGAGAGGCTCGACAACCTTACGCAGGGTCACTGCAAGGGTCTTGTCGCCGTCACGCAGTTGGACATGGACAAGGGCGGTGTATTCCTCAGGTGTTAAGCGGAGGGCAACCGAGTGTGGTTTGTTAATCATTGTTTCTCCCAATGTGTTGTGTTTACTTGCCTGACGTTGCGCGCCAGTGTGATGCACCTTTGCCATTGTCCCAAAGAACACTAGCTACCTTCAGGTTGCAGGAAGGGTCTGTCAGAGAGCGTATCAGTTGACGCGCTGGGCGTTTACATACCCGAGCGGTCAGCGATCTGTGCCCGCTGTTGATTTGCATAATGCCGACATCATAAGAACGAATTGCCGAGCAATTCTTGTAAGTAGGTGCCGGCGATAGCACACAGTTGGTGTGGTCGGTTCCTTGGCGGTAGTTCCACCCAATCGCTTGGGCGACCCCTCTGGACTCACGCCAACAAATTTTGTCGGCCCATTCGATGGGGAGTTTGTGTTTACGGAATAGGTCGTGCCACTGGGGGCATTTCCATTCGGGTGCAGCTGATGCTTGCACGGACGGGATAGATACGGTGAGTACTGCGAAGCAGAGCAATGCACGTTTAATCAACCTTCTCAACTTTGGTAGGCGACCCCCACACTTGCCCACGACAGCGCCTAGTGGCAACGGTGGTGCGAATGATCAGGTCAGGATTATGAATGTCGCGAAAGA